GATGATCCCGTTAAAGGGCATGGGCTTGTCCTTCTTGACGAAGTAGGTCTGCAAGGTTTCGGCCAGCCAGCCAAGGTTCTCGTAATTGATCATGTACACGTCAGCGGGGCGCAGCAGGGCGCGGGTGCGCTGGTCCTTGGTGCCCGTGACCATGCTGAACTTCAGGTGCTTGGTGTGTTCCCACTTCGCAGCCTCTTGACGCCACACCAGTCGGATAACTCGGATGGGGGCCACGATGATCACACCGCGCAGGAAGCTGGTGCGGATCAGGTGGGCCAGCGTGGTCAAGGTGATCACGGTCTTGCCCAGTCCCATGTCCAACCACAGCATAGAGTTGGGGTGCGTGGACTGGAAGTTGACAGCCTTTTGCTGGTAGCCGTGGAGCAGGTCAGGTGTCAGCATCCCATCACCATCACGTCAACCATCAGCTTACCCTCGGCCACGTTGTCGATGACGAACACGTTGACCATCTGCTGCCGAAGCCTGTCGTGCTCTCGGTACTGCGCTGGCGTGGGCACTTGACCCTCGCGCTTGAACTCGCAGAACCACATGCGCCCATCGGGTCCGATGAACAGACGATCAGGCACAGCGGCACGGGCGGGACTGGTGAACTTGTACGCCAGCACACCCTTGGACTTGGCGTAGTCGCAGACCTTGGCCTCAATTTGTTTTTCCAGCACCTTGGCACCTCTCGTCTTCTTTGCGGTTCTCCAACTCGATCAGCAACTCGATGTAGTGCTTGGCCTTTTCAAGGTCAGCAATGCCGTTCTTCTTGCGCCAGCGGCTTACGTACTTGATCACGTTGCCTTCAAAGTACCCAATCGCGTTTGCGTGGATGTACTCAACGGGTTGAATTGGCTGGTCCTTGTAGTGGTTACCGGCCACTTGTTTGTTCAATGATGTCATTCTGTTCCACTCCTCAAGTTCTTCAGGGGTTACTTCAGTTACGCTAATCCCAGACATAGCTTCTCCACTTCTCTGACGTAGTAATCGAAATCGACAGGCAGCTTGCCTGCGTCACTGATGTCGTTGCAGACCTGCACACCCCAGCCCGACTCGACGCCAATCTTGCGCCACTCGGTCTTGCCCTTGAGGGGCGGCATGTACTTGAACAAGCGACCCCCACCCTCGCAGATGTAGTAGCGCGTGATGTTCTGAATCTTCTGGGGCTGCTGGTTGTCCCACTCGATGGCGAGGTGACTGGACCGGGGCACCTTGGTGCGCAGCATGAAGTCCATGATGTCGGGCCACTGCTCCAGCGTCTTGCGAATGGGCGCACCCTCGACCAGCACCTTCTCGGCAACCTTGGCAATCACCAGGCCACCAGCGTTCTGATGCCACTCCATGTCGTACTCGTATGCACCCTTGCGCTTGGTGCTGCCGTCCATGAAGACGCCAATGTAGTTGTTGACATCGCGCACCATCATGGCCTTGTAGATGGCTTCTTCAAGGTTCAACCCGGTGCGCAACTGCCATGCAGCGCGGGCCAGATCGACCAGCATCTTCTGGCTGCGCGGCACACGCACTGTCAGGCCGTCAGTGTTGACCTGGATCAGGCGCAGACCGGGGATGTGCATCAGCCCCTCGGCCAGCAGGCACAGCAGCAGTTGACCGTTGAGCGTAATCGACATGGTGAACAGCGGGTCGTAGAAGACAGAGAACTGGTTGTTGCTGTCACCATACACGCCGTTCAGCGCCAACTTCAGCATCGCGCTTTCTGCTGACTTCTTGGGGTATGACTTGCGCTGCTCGAACAAGAACTTGTAGATGCTGACAAACTCTTTTCCGAGATGGGCCGGGTGGAACCCATTCGTGATTGCCAGGTTTGGATAGTACGAAGTGACATCAAGGTCCACGATGACGTACTCACCGTCAGACTCGATGACCTCTGATTCGATGGAGCCGTGGATTCCTCCAAGGCCGAAGACAAAAGTGAATCCATTGATTGCTGCTGTGAGGTCTGTAAAGACCCCCTTGGTTTCGGTGATTGATTGCGCCTTGAGCCAGTTGAGCACCCGGTTGAACTCGGGCTGCTCAAACTCGATCCAAGGCAAGATGGCATCTTTGAGCGCAATGACTGGGCGCTTGGTCTGCCGGGGCGTGCGACCCCTGGGGCCAAAGTCGTAGCAAGACACACCGGCTTCTTCCAGCTTCATGACGAAGTAGTCTTTGCCGATCTTGGTGTCGTTGTGGTTCATGAAGTCACGCTGGTACTTGTGCGTGAGTTCTTCACGGAACGCAATCATCCCCATCGACTTGTGCAAAAACGCTTTGGTTTCCCGCACGTCTTTGGCGTTGTAGGACTTGAGCACTTCGATCTGTTCACGGCTGAGTACGGTGCCCACAGGAAACGGCAAGTCCTCAATCGTGTCGCTGCGCATGTTGAACTCCAGCATCTTCAAGCTGGTGGCGCGGGCCTTGTTGTCAAAGTGGTGAATCTTGAACAGGTCAATCTGCTGCACAAACTGGTCAGACGGTTTGACCTGGTGCATCCATCTGCCACCATCTTCATCTTGCGAGTTGATGATTGCCATCGCCTTTTGATACAGCGTGTTGGCGTCACTGTGACCCATGCGGATCAGCGTATGGAGGACGGGATAGTCGAAGCCAAGGTTGTTGAAGCCCACGCATCGCGCATTCGTTTCCTTGAGGAACTGGAGAAAAGCGATGATGTCCCTGCTGTCGTTGCGCCAGTCACTGATCTCAAACGACCAGTTAAGCGGGGCTTGCGCATGTTCGACCGCCAGCGTGAAGACGTTGGGGTAGGTTTCGATGTCGTACACATAGTCGTTACTCATTACGGTTACCGTGTAGGTGGGGGTACTTGCACTCTAGCCGGATGTTGCTTTCCCCCCGATTCAATTACTGCCCGAAGAACGAAGGCAGGCCAGCCGGTGCTGCAAACGGCGCAGCAGGCATCGCAGGCGCACCTTGAGGCGCAGCAGCGAACATGCCAGCAGGAGCGCCCGCCACCGCACCAAACATCCCAGACGCATCAACGGCTCCTTCACCGAATGGGGTATCGTCACCAGCAAACTGAACAGCGATCAAGTCGCAACGAATGCCACGGCCATGCTTGTTGTCCTGCGGCCAAGGCTTGACGGCAGCATTGACACGGCAACCACCGTACATCTTGCGTGCAAGCTGCTGGTAAGCCATCGTGTTAGATGGGTCAATAGGCGTGCCATCAGCCTGGATCATCTGCGGGGCAGAGTCACGTCCTGCGGTGATGAACACCTGACCTGCGTAGCCGTCATACGGCTGGAAGGTCTTCTTGTTGATCTTCTCCTCGCCACGACCGTAGCAGCGGGTCTTGCGATCATTTTGAATCATGCCCATGACGGTCTGGGCGTGTTCTTTCCACTTCTCCAGCGCCAGGGCACCGTAGCGGGCCATGAACTGCTGGAAGCCAGCGTGATCCTGCGGCATGATGAACTCGCAGTTGTACGAGATGCGTTCCTTGCCGGTCTGCTCATTCATCTGGCGCTGTGGTTCAGCGAGGTGAGGAAAGGACAGACGAACATTCGACAAAAAGATGATTTCAGACATTACATTTACTCCAGTTTAAGAAAGCCACGAGGGCAGGGATTCGGCAGCAGGTGCTGCCTCAACTGCGCTAAACAGCGGCGCAGCATTGGTGATGACAGCCGGACGGCCATCAGATTCGGGGGCTACGGTCAGCTTGCCAGCCAGCTTGACCACATACTCTTGCTCCATGCGCTTGAGTTGGCGCTCGGTCAGTGCAACCTTGGTGCCGTCTTTCTTCTCCCAGGTCAGCTTCTCAGCCTTGGCGGGTGTGACGAGTTTGGTTTCGTAGACAGCAGACTTGGGGATGCCCATCTTGACCAGCTTCTCAGCCATCTCAGCTTCTGGTAGTGCCCATGCACGAGAGCCACGACCATTGACCAACTTCAGGCCAGAGATAACCTGACCAGCTTGCAGGCGGCGCAAAGCCTCAGCTTCAACACCTTCGAGGAGTTGGCGCATCAAGGGGGCAGCTTCCATGATCTGAGCGATCTGGGCGTCGTCCATCGTAGATGGATCTTTGTCAGCACTTTGCTGCGCGACATCGAGTGTTTCGGTTACGACAGGCTGGAACATGATCCCGACCTCTTTCATTACATTGTTTGCCAGTGCAGAGCATGACCCCTTGGCACGACAGAATTTACATTGACTTTCACCCGGTACAAGCGGTGCGTCTGGGTTGTCAGTGGCAGCAGCTTGCACAACAATTATACCGGCTGTGTCCAACAAAGAGCGCACGGAAACTTCGTGCGATGTAATGGCAGGCATCCCACGCAGCGCCAGCTTGGGCTGGATAATGGTCATGCGCACAGTCTTGAACGGGTAGTCGCCGTTGATAGGCAGCTTAAAGCCAGCCAGTACACCGTAGGCGTACTGTTCAAGCTGCAAGTTACCTTCGGCTTTCACCACACCCATGCCGTCCTTGTAGTCGATCAGTTCAATGGTGTCGCCACAAGAATCTGCACGTCCACAGTGCCCGACAGATCAGAGCGACCCAGCAGGTGCTCGGGGTCCACACGAGTCTCGGTGATCACTTTGCAAAAGCCAAAATGTTCAACCTTGCGTTTCTCAATGTAGTCAAGAGCAGTCTGCACACGGGCTGCACGATCAGCGTCCACGACAAATGTACCCTCGTGATCTTTCATCGTATGACCGATAAAAGAGTCGGCACTTTTGTCGGTGTTGATACAAGCCTCAAGCAGCGTGTGTGAGTGTGTGCCATCGGCAGCAGCGGGACCGCTACCGGTGTCAGGATACTTGGCCTCCTCTCGAATGCTGCCGGGGCACAAGGCCCAGCGGCTGCGCTTCGATGGGGACAGCTTGGCGTGATCGCTCATGCTTAGGCCTTCAGGGCTTCAACGCCAGCAAACAATTGACCGTAGTGCTCGGGCTTGACATCGTTGATGTTCTGGTAACCCATGCCTGTCAGGACGCCCTGGATCATGGCACCCTTTTGTGGGCCGAGTGCCTTGTATGCGTTCATCACATAGTCGATCAAACCTTTGCCATCCGAGAACGGTGCACCGGTGGGAGCAGGTGCTGGCGCAGCGGCTACGAATGTGGGAGGGGCTGGCATGGCCGGTGCAGGAGCAGCAACGGGTGCGGCGGCTACAGGTGCTGCAACAGGGGCGGGGGCAGCTTGTACCACGGGTGCAGGGGTTGGCGCAACAGGTGCGGGTGCTGCTACATTGCTGGACTCCAGCTTGGCAGTCAGGGCAACCACGGCAGCGGTCAGGGCTTCAATCTTGAGTTCGAGTGACATAAAGTTTCTCCAGAGGGTTACGGTTTACAGGGGCTTGAATTGTGAGGCGATCTTGAACAAACGCCTCGACGATTTCACGGTGCACTTCGCTCGGGGTTCCGATCTTCTGTGCCTTGGCGTGAAACTTGGCGCGTGTCATGTCTGTCACTCGGACAGTCATGAACGCAGATTTTGGTGGGTGTGTCATAAATAATTTCCTTGACCGATGGCGCAGTGTAGCACGACCGTGATACTATTGTGCAACTGATTTGAAATTATTTTGCAAAAGAAAAGCCCCGGTGGTTAGACCGGGGCTTCAATGGAGAACTTCATGAACAAAGTGTCGGCAACTGCAATCACCAACGGGACCATTCTATGACAGCACCGCAGACCGTGCAACAGCATCCAGCATCAGTCGATGCGTACATCAGACACGGGTGGTCACTTGTGCCCATCCCAGCCAACACCAAAGGGCCACGCACACCGGGGTGGAACCTGCGGGAGAACGCCCTGAAGGTTCAAGGCGATCTGCCCCCAGGCTACGGCATTGGCTTGGCCCACGCCTACAGCGGCACGATGGCCCTTGACATTGACAACTGGACCGTGACCACCAGTCTGCTGGCCGAGTACGGCATCGACTTGCAAGCGCTCTACGATGCACCAGACGCTGTGGTCATCAACTCGGGCAAGCCGGGGCACGGCAAGCTGCTTTACACGATGCCCTTCGGCGCGGCGTTGCCGTCCAAGAAGATCATGCATGGCGGCATCACGGCGTATGAACTGCGCTGCGCCACGGTCAGCGGCCTCACGGTGCAGGACGTGCTGCCACCCTCGATACACCCCGAAACGCTCCAGCCTTACCAGTGGGCTGGGCGCGGCCACTGGACCCGCATCCCTGCAATCCCCCAGCCCCTTCTCGACTTGTGGAATGGGTTGCTGGTGCAGGACAAAGAGCGCACCATCGCAACAGACGGCACGATTGACGCCTCATGGGAGGAGATCAGGCAAGCCCTCGACGCTGTGCCCGCTGACTGCACCCGCGACGAGTGGGTGAGCATCGGCATGGCTTTGCACTGGGCCGGCACGCAGACCGATCAGCTTGACCAAGCCCTGCACCTGTGGAACGAGTGGAGCGCCACGGGTGCGACCAAGTACCCCGGTGAGCGTGAGGTCTTGACCCAGTGGATCAGCTTTAGACCCGACAAGGCCACAGCGGTCAAGCTGGGCACGCTCTTTCACATCGCCAAGCAACACGGCTGGCAGCGACCCATGCCCGATGTCGCTGAGTTCTTCAGCAAGATTGACATTCCTGTGATGGAGCCGCTGAGCGTGCTGGACGGTCTGCGGCCCAAGCCGCCCGAGATGGACCTGGCCCTTTGGCCCAATGTGCTGCGCCAGCGCTCCACTGAAATATCCGAAAGCGTGGGCTGTGACCCTTTGGTCCCTTTGTTCGCTGGGTTGGCCGCTGTCTGCGGGGTCATTGATGCCCGTATGCGGCTGGAACTCATGCCGGGGTTTAAGGTGCCCCCGGTCTTGTGGCTCATGACTTTGGGCGACCCAGCGGACAAGAAGTCACCAGGATCGCGGCCCATGCTGGCCCCGTTGAAGAACATCGAGTTTGAAGACCGACCCCGCTACGGCAAGGAACTGCTGGACTGGGAGGGAAAGGAGGCGCAGCACGCCAGCGCCAAGAAGTCCTTCCTTGAGTGGTCGTCCAGCACTGACGCCATGCTTGGGGGCGACCAAGCGCCACCGGTGCCTGACCTACCGGCCCAGCCGGTGCCCTTGAAGATCACCGTGTCAGACATCACCAGTCAGAAGCTGGTGCGCCAGGCGGCAGACCGGCCCCGTGGCCTGCTGTGCTACCTCGACGAGATGAATAGCTGGGTGCGCAAGCTCACCGACAAGAGCAGCGGCGAGGATCGGTCAGCCTGGGTTGTCAGCTACGAGTCAGAACACTACGAGATGGACCGGGTGGGCGCTGGGTCGATCTACTGCGAGAACCTGGCCGTGAGCATCTACGGCAACATCCAGCCCCAGGTGTTCAAGCAAAACCTCGCGGCGCTGTCGGCTGACGGCCTGCTGCAACGATTCATCCCCGCTATCCTGCGCGGGAGCAAGACCAAGCTGGGTCAGCCCATTCCCGATTACATGACGAGTGCAGGCGCATGGGAGAACACGCTGCGCTTGACCTACGCCCTTCAGCCTCAGACGTACCAGTTATCCACAGAAGCGTACACAGCGTTTCGGGATTTCCAGGCATGGTACGAGGAGGCCAAGCAAGACGAGAGGGTGCTGGACAGTGGGACCGAATACATGACGGCTTTCGGCAAGCTGGAAGGCTTAGCCGGTCGGCTGATTCTCATGTTCCACGTCATCGAGTCCCCGTTCAGCCCCGTGGTGTCAGTCGATGTTGTCCACAGGGTTGTCAGTTTGGTGCGG